GCTTAGATGTGCCCGATGGGAGCCGTACGACTATGACGCCTTCTAGTGGGGCATCTTCTGGGTGGTCGCCCGCTACGGTGACTACAGAGGCTGTCTCGACAGTCGCGCCAACTTCAATAAACGTCAAGGTGATCTGCAGGTCCGTTACATCCTCAGGCTCATAGCGTGAAATGGTGCTGAATGTGATGGTGTCGTTGGCTTGGAAGATCTGGCTGCGACTAAACCCCCCGGGCAGGAGTGTAAAGTACACAGTGCCAGTATCTGGGTTTATTGGGTGAGCGCCTTTGGTTTTGTTGCCTCGACCGACAATACCTAGCGTTGCGCCAGAGATCGTAAACTCCTCGTCGCTAACAAATGCGAGGGTCCAGTCCTCTGTCACCATACCGTCTGAGTTTATATCTAGCTGATGCCCGACGTCATCGTAGTCCCCAGACGCCGCGGAGGCCACTGTTAGGGCTGGGGGCTCGCCCGTGTAAAGGGGATTTGGTAGGCGGAATACTAGCCGGAAGTCCCGAGTGTTACCTCTATAAAAGTCCTGAATCATTGCGTCGGTACCTACCCATTAAGTGGGCTTCCAGTTGGGTTTGGAGCTATCCCGATCGTACCCTTGATTTCAATTCCAAGGGACGCGGCAAAAGCATTATAGTGCGCTTGGGCACGTGCTGCATTGCCTGCATACTCGGCGTCTTTTGTGTATGCCCGGTACAGAACATAGTCCAGAAGCACGTTGCCGTAGATGTCTGGTATGCCAATGTCGCCGGCAACGTCGCTGAACAGCTCACCAGATGCTGGCTCAACGACGTCAACTGGATATTTCGAAACAACAATATCAAGTGACGCTGTGGGCAGCGCTGGCGGGTAAGTGTAGAAAGTCAGAGGGTCTCGCGCGTCATACATGAAGTGAAGTATGTCGACGGATCCAGCCTGCGCGTGCCAGTCAGGGATCTGCGCATCGAGGATCGTTCGGTTGATCATTCGCACTGGGCCCTTCGCACTAGCCACCGCCGCGTTACGCACGACGTCAATTAACTTCGTCGCGTCAGCAGGTAACGTTTGCTTGGATCCGGTGGTGCAAGTGACAGTTTCATTGGCCACCGACGCATCGGGACGGTAGATAACAACCTCTCGCTGGCCATCGTTCAGGTAACGAACCAGTTCATCTGCGGGCCAGCGTACCGAGGTCGTGTCTTGGAGGGTGCCTACTGCACGCTGGATGATTGATGCTGCTGTCAGTGCCATGGTCGATTACCTTTAAGCTAGGGGGCGCATCTTAACTGCCGTGTTACCGCGGATGCGACCGTAGCCAGCTTCGTTGCTCGCACGGACGGTCTTCTCGTCTGCCGACCGCATCATCATGTTAGAGTAATTAATATCCGAATACGGCTGATCCGGCAAGCGCGTAATTCTAGCTATGGCACCATCGACCACTGCATCTACCCAGCGCTCAAACAGCTCGTCGTCCACTTCAGTCGCTGCACGGGTGGGTCGTAGCACAGCGTGGACTGTCGCAGTCGTGGCTTTGTCTGGCGTAGGGTATAGGTGGAGTCGAAACTCATTGTCTTTGCGCGTAGTGTGGAACGCTTTCGGCCCTTCGCTGCTTGGACGAAGGTTCTTCACGTCGTGCTCAAATACGCCGTGTAGTGGTGTGCCGTCAATGACAACGCTTAGGATGCGAGCAAACGTATGAGACTCCTCTGGGGGGGTCAACTCGTAGCTAGACACATTTGCTGAGACAGTTAGCGGGTCCAGATCCTGCCGGAGGACTTCAGACTTTTCACAGAACTGAATGCAAGAATCCACTAGGGCCTGACGCGCTAGTGGATCCGAGCAAGCCGGTACGTGTAAGTATACGCGAGGTAAAAATTCGTCGAGGCTGATCACAGCAACTACCGGCTACATTAGTTGCTGAATTCTATCAACTATTTTTTGGCTTTGCTAGACTTCGATTTTGGAGGCTCGACCTCTAAGCCTACCTCTGGGGTAGGAGCATCAGCATCAGCATCGATAGCTTCGGCTTCATTCACTGCCATGCAGTGCTTCTCGCCTTCTGGTGTCATTTCCCACTCGTTCTTCACGAGGCGGGCCATGATAAGGATTCCTTTGTCAGTGTTGACCCGTAGCTTGTTGGCTAGGATCTCACCGGAAAATCGTTTTTGTAGGGCTTTTACGTCCATAAACTACTCCGTTGAATTAAAAAAGGGCCCCCGAAGGAGCCCTTGTCACACCCCACAACTTAAGCCGCGGCGCCTACCTGAGCAACAACCATTGCATCTGGCTTGACGACCTTACGGCCGAACACTGCCAGACCACGAACGATGTCGCCAAAGTCCGTCTGGTTTCGCAGAGGCTCTGTCTTGTCGATGGTCATCGCGAACGATACCGCGTGCTTAGTACCAGCGACCATCAGTCGACGTGGCAATGCACTCGTCAAGGTTGCACCAGCGGATACAGCTGTCAGGCCGGGTACGAGCGCCTTAGCAGTTGTGCCCTTGGGCAACAGGTTAGACACGTAGACTGTGAAGCGATCCAGCATACCGATCTTGCCGGTACGGATGGTGCTTGACTGGTCACCAGTGAAGTACGCCTGCGCAATGTTAGACTGCATCAACAGGTGACGATCGTATGGAGACATGATCAAAAAGCGACCGTCTTCAGGAACGTTCTGCTCATCGAGGGCCGTAGCCATTCGAAGAATACAGTTCAACACGTTTTCAGGAGTTGACTGGTCGATAGGTGCCAAGTCAGTGCCGAGGTTGTAGGCAGCTGAGATTGCACCAGCAGTGGCGCCTTCGTTAGCAGCATCAGGACCTTCAGTCACAAACGAGTTAAAGAACACCTCGTTTTCGATTGCGATCTTCATCTGCTTCGCAGCGTCGTCAGTGAACATGTTCATCAAAGCCATGTCTGACTGGTAGGCCAGAACGTCGTTAACTTGCACGCCGAAGTACTTACCCTGATTAACCTGCATATCTTGGAAAATCGGAGTTGGAACTTCGTAGTTCAGTGTCTGACCAACGGTGTAGTCAGAGATTGAGATGGAAGGAGCAGTACGGATACGAACAGTATCGCCCTGATTCTTCAGCTCGCCTTCATAGTCAGTGTTAGTGACCTCAGCAAGCATAGTGTTTTGGTAAAACTTTGCCAGCAATTTGCCGGACCAAAGAGTCGGAATAAACGCACCGGAGTACGATGGGTTGGTGTCAAAATCACCAGCACCCGTTACGGGATATACAGCAGCCATGATGGGCTCCTAAAATTTTAAGGTCAGTTGGTGACCCTGCCATCAAGATAGGCAGCGTCAATTTCAGCTTCAAGTTTTGTAGCCTCTGCGTGCTGACCTCGGTTACCCAGCTCTATAATCCGCTTGAACATTTCACTAATGTCCTTGTTGGAGTATACCCGGCCTTGTGGGGCCGTTTTAGCTGCGGTAGTCGCGGCAGTTCGGTTCGGCTGAATCTGTTGTGCAAGCTCTCTGTCCGCTGCAGTAACCTCTGGCTCTGCTGGTTTCAGGTCCTTGAACATAGAGACATAGTACGCAACTGCGTCTGCATCTCCACGCGCGTACGCATCCTGTGCAACACTCATTCGAGGTGCTCTCAAAATCGGGTCAACTTCGTTTAGCCATGCAATCCACTCTGGGCTTGCGTTTATCTGATCGAAATCAGGGACTAGACGATTCAACTTCGTTTCGAAAGACGCCTCGGAAACTTTACCGTCAGTGGTATTCAGCTGCTCTCGCAAGGCTTCATTATCCGCTCGTAGTTTCTCTAGCTCGCCTCTGGTTTCGGCGGCTGCTTCGCGTGCAATTTTGCGCTGGACATTGATGAGATCCTCACCATAGTTTTGCACATCTTCATCTGTAACTAGATCCGCAGGAGCAACCTGCGCTGCAGCAGGGGCCGGGACTTCTTCGAGCTTTGCAGTTAGTTCTGCAACACTTCGATGTAGCTCCTTCACCTGCGTATGCAAACGGGGCACTTCAGCGTCGTACATACCCTGAAGGGTTCTGTATTTCTGCTTCCAGACCTCGAGTTCTTGATCTAGCTTTTTGTCATCATCCTCCACAGGTTCTTCAGCGACGATTGGCGTCTCGACAGGCTGCTCTTCAACGGGATCCTTTGGCTCTTCAATGGTTGGTTCAACCACTTCAGGGGGCTGCTGGCCCGAAGAAATCTGCTGCTCTATGCGTTCAGCTTCATCTAACTGATCTTGAACTTGCTTTGGTAATGCCATACTACTCTCCTGTTAGCTCCAACTCTGCTCCGCGCTCCTATCCGGTGTGCACTCACATTATGGTTTGCTTGGACGTTGCTACTTTCGCAGCTTCTCTAAAATCTCGGTCGATCTTTCAATCGCATCGAGGAAATCAATAATAAGGTTTGCTTGACCTTGTAGCCTCTGGACTTCAGTGGCTGTTTCCGCAATGACCAGTTTGTCTTTGATAGACTCTAGCGTTTTGAGAAACAGTCCCTGTACGGTCCCGTTGGCCCCCTCCTGCTTACAGCGGTTTAACGCTTGTATGTGCTGGAAGTCAGCTGGCTTACTTAAAAATCGATTCATATTTCCAGTTTATACCACTCCGTAAAGGGATGGGCAACTAAAGTACACCTATCCGTTACGACCCGTGGCTACGTTACGAAACTGGTTTCCGTCTTGGCCACTCGCTGGCGCCCCGTCTGGTAGTAATTCTGGTCCGCCCACTGGCATCTGTTGTCCGCCTTGGCCTTGGCCTCCGCCTTGGCCCGGGTCGATGCCCAACTCCGCGTAGGCTGCTTGGAGTTCCTGCTGCAACTGGGCGATGACCTGCCCCTGCTGCTCCATGACGCTGAGCTGGTCATTCGGCGGTACGATGTCATCCGCATTCGTGTCGAGGTTCTTAGCTGACCCTCGCAGTAGCTCCGCGGCGCCGTCGAGTCCAACAATCTGCTGGGCCATTGGGCTGTTAAGTACGATCTGCAAGAATTCGTTGCGACGGATCGCTTCAGCTTCCTTGACCACGAGGCTACCTGCTCCACGTGCAACGATGTTTCCGTCACCGATCAGGTCAGGGTCCTTACTGTACCGCACGTTATCGTGGTACAAGCGTTCGATGGCTGGGACGATGATTCTCTGGTCGATGTTATGGATGACCTGCTTGATGCCCTTGCCGGCGTTGCTGATCAACATCGATAGGCCTGAGCTGGTACGCCCAGCGCCCGGGGTGCTGCCGCCGCTCATGTACTTGGGTATCATCGTGTCTTCATCGGCCCGATCCGAGAACTTCTCGAACACGCCCATAAGCTCGTTGGCGTTGCTCTGGGGCTGGAAGAACTGCATTGGGGGCGTATTGTCGTTGTATTCTGAGGCTTCGAACTGCCAAATCTTCCACGGGAATAGCTGGGTGATGTCTTCGCCGGCGGGGATTCTGCTAGCGTTTACGCCGACCTGCGGGCCTGAGGAGATACCCATGTTGTTCGCCAACGCTCTGGCAGTCGCATTGACCATCATCTGGGAGTCGCGGCATAAGTCTGCTACACCGTTACCTGCTACGGATCCGGGGCGACTCTCGTAAGCGGCCACGTAATAGGGCTTGCGAGCAAGTGGGTCAAAGTTGAGGACCGCTCGGATGACAGTGTTGCCTATCAGCCAGCACTCGCAGGGGTAAGACATGTCAGGGTCTTTGATCTCAGATGCAGGTACACCCCACTCAAGGAGTATCTTGCCGGGGATCGAGTCCCACAACTGCAAAGCGTCGATTAGGTCACCACTGCCCTGCAGGTGTGTCGTGCTTTTGCCTTCAACCTCTGCTTGGGCCGTATCAGTCCAGAGCCACTCACCAAGTATGCCTGCTCGGAACTCATGCAGGACCTGTCGGATCGCACTCTCGTTGTATCCGGGGACGCCAATGAGCGCCTGCAAGTCGTCAGCTGTGAGCTTATGCCGCTCGATCACGAAGCCGTCGTTGATGTCTGACGCCCATGGGGCCCAGTAAAGCATGAACGGATCTACCCGCTCCCACTCACTTTTAATTTTTTCGGTCGGTACCATCTGACCGTTCTGCCACTCGAACGCACGACGCTTACGCTTCATTGGGCCCTTCACGACCGCAAACGGGAACGTCACAATGTCGTCGATGAATTCGTTGAGTGCTTTGCCCCAGCCACCTTCCGCGAGCTGATCTTCCATCCGCGTTTCCATACGGTTGACGCGCTGCTTGGACTCCGTTTTCAGGTCTCGTTGAGCCTCGTCCTTCATGTTCTGGGCTAGCTGGCGTAGCTCACCTTCAGTGGGCTGCATACCGGTCTGTTTCATGTGGTCCATGTACTTCTGGGCCAGCTCAGCTTTCAACTCGTTGAGGATGTCCTCTGGCATGTCGGGCATCGGTGTTGGGTCAATCGCCCATGGCTTGTCTGCACCGGACCCCAGTAACGTATCACGCAACCAGCTTGTGGCTGCACGACACTTGACCGAGGTGAGTCTGACATAAACCTCGGATCCACCCTGTGCTTTGATTTGTTGTAGTAATTCTGGGTCGTACTCGCCGTTACGCTGTCTGACACAACGCAGCATCCTCTCTTCGAGTTCGCATTTGCCTTCTTTGGCTACTGTCCAGCGTTGTCTGAGGTGGGCTGAGAGCCCTTGAATATGTCGGGGTTGGCTGCTGTTGGCTTCTTGTTTTTCTTTTTCTTGGCGCTCCAAGTCTTCTGCACGAGCCACAGGTATTAACGAAGTCATCGACGGCATTATCGGTTACCTATGTGAGAAGTCTTATGCAATCGGCAAAGTCTACCATTAGCGCGGGCTAAATCAAGTGTACGCATAGTGGACCTTGGTGACCTCACGCCGCACTGGGGCCTTACCCACGCCCCTCACCTGCATCTCGATCACACTGTCCGCGTACTGATTCGCGTCGTGGACGTGCGAAAACTCGTTCTTATCGGGCTCATTGTCGAGCTCGCCATTTTTCTTTTTCTTGTACCGATAGCCGAAGTTGAACCCCTTGATCAGCATTTTGCACGATGGGTTCACGAGGTACATGGCCTTACCCTCAACCTGCTGCGAGAGTAGACGTTCTACGGCTTGGATCCGATACTCCGGTTTGTTCGACGGCGGCTTGACGCAGGCATACCCAGCATTCCTCAGTGCATCGACCAGTGTCACCTCATTGAGCTGCTGCTTGAAGAATCCTGCTGGGTCCGGTGCGCACACCAACTCAAAGCCCATGAACTTCTGGTTCACATACGGCGTCAGTTTCAACCGGATGAACGTCTCGATGCCCATGTTCACTGACGTCAGTTCGCCCAGTGTAATCACCCGGCCGCGTGGGTCTCGCTGCTTGAACACAGCCGCGGGTGTACGACCAAAGTCTATGCCGATGACTATCGGATAGTTCGGGTTGGGTAGCGCGGGAATTTCTTCCTCTGCCGCATGGAACGCTGGGACCCATGATTTCTCGTACACCGGTGTGCCGCTCAGACTACGGCCAAACTGGCACCGCAGGTAAACGTTCAGGAAGTCTTTCGTCTTACCGGGAATGATGTCTGGGTAATACAACGGATCGAGGTTATCGAAGTTGTCGCACCCCGGGTTCACGTACCACTTGGTACCGTCAGGCCCAGCGATCGGCTCCATGTCAGGCTCATGTCCATACGCCGCGGTGAATTCTGCGAGGTCCATTATCGCTGGGGGCTGCTCATGGATTGACCAGTTCTCCGGCGGGTTGACCATTTTGTCGTGGTGCCATGAGTCGAGGTCAGGATAGTTCGTATCAAATATCGCACCGGATCGTGTCGGCCCACCGTCTTTCTTCGAGGGGTAACGTCGCAGACGCATGAGCAAGCCGTCACAGACATCAGGGTGCAACTCCCGCCACTCGTTCCCCCACAGGAACGTCGCTTCGAGCGAGAGCGCTTTACGCACGTCGTCCGGGGTATCGAGGGCGATAAACATAAATTCGGCCATCACGCGCGTTTTGTCTGGGAGCATGTGGTCGATCGTGAACGTTTTGTCCTGCGCTTTGTAACTGCCCCAGACACCGACTGCGAACCAGTCGAAGAACGTTTTCATCGTCGTGGACTTCAACTGGTCGGCCGTATTACGAACAATCAGCGACCGAGTTTTCCTCTGCCCCTCCGCATTCGGCGCCTGCATCATCGCCAGTTTAACCAACTCATGGCTGGTGCACACCGACTTCCCCGACCCCACAGGCCCCGCTATGACCCGCACGTACTTGGGAGACTCCATCAGCTCCCACATCGTCTCGGTGGTCTGCACTACGAGGCACCAAACAATGATGTGGCCCGACGGGATTTAACAGGCTCCGCGATCGACAACTCAGGCACATCCATCGTCACAACCCCTTTGACCTCTCTC